AAGGAAAAAAAAGATATCAAATATATGTTTAATATAAATATTGGAAGGCGTGATATCAATCTATAATTTATGAAATATTTATGAAAATATTCATTTTTCTATATATTCAATAGGTATTAAAAAGGAGAGAACATGGCCAGACCAAATGTAACATTTAAACTAAACGATCTGTCTGTAATCGGACCAGCAGCAGAGGGAACGATAGAACAACCATCATTTAAAATGACCGCAGCAATGATATCTGATGGCGATGAATTAATTGCACTAGCAAGATCAGGTGAAGCATTGCAGGGATATATGACTATTCCAAATAGCAATGATCTATATGCAAGATTAAATCAAATGATTGTCAATTTTGCTGGTGGAGAAACATTCTTAGCAGGAGTAACTGCATATTCACAGGGTTCATGCGCTGCATCATATATTAATGGATCATATGGTGGATCAGCATTTGATGGAGATGCATTCCCTGGAACTCTTGGTGTGACACTTGCTGGAGGAAGAACAGCATTCCGCGAAGAATTCTGGGCATTAAATAATTATTTACAATACGGTTCACCTGTAATTGTTGGATTTAATGCAGGAGCAACAATTTCAACTGCAAGAGGATATGAATCTGGAAAAGATCAACTCTCAGGTGCATTATTATATGATGTCGTATTCCAAGGAAGATCAACAGATGCTGCTGTAGCAAATACACGATATATTGTAGATCAGAAGAAAGCAAATGATCTTCCAGTATTTGGAATTCTTAATACTCCATCAAACACAGCACTAACTGCAGGAGATGTAGTTGCTGGTACTTATGGTGTAGGAGCAACAGTAAATGATTTCCATCTTGGTGTTGTCTATGGCGAAAAGATTCATCTTGGAGCAAATGGAGCATCAGAGACACTAATAACAACAATTCTTGCTCCTGATGTTGCTGGTTGCTTTGCAAGAACAGATAGAGATTTCTATCCATGGTTTTCTCCAGCAGGAACAAATCGTGGTAGAATTCTCGGAACAACTAGACTTAAGCATAATTTGACTGCAGCATTGCAAGATGCACTGTATGATGGTGGAATTAATCCAGTAGTCACATTCCCAGGAGAAGGAACTTATCTCTTCGGTGATAAGACAACATATCCAGCAACATCAACTCTTTCGAGAATGAATGTTGCAAGATTGTTTATTAATCTCAAGAAACAACTTGGATCAGTTGCAAGAAGAACTCTATTCAACACTAATGATGTTTCAACCAGAGCAGCATTTACTACAACTGCTACAGAGATTCTAACAACAATCAAAGCACAAAATGGTCTTTCTGAGTTCAAGGTCATATGCGATGAATCAAATAATCCAATTACTGTAATAGAAGCAAATGGATTTGTTGCAGAGGTATTGATTAAACCACTCACATCTATTAACTTCATCACAATTACTCTAACAAATGTTGATCTAGAAACAGATCTATCATGAAGGGGTTATATAACTGGTGAGTCAAAACCAAAACCAGTAGGAAGTAATAGTACACCAGGATTAAATTAAGACAGAATAAATAAATTAAGAGGTAAAACATGCCACAACTTCAACCAAATACAATCACCACTTTTAGAAATAATTTTCGCGGTGTTCGTCAAAACCGATTCATCGTTCAACCAGACTGGCCAGAGGTTCCTGCTCTCAAGAATGCTGTAAAAGATCTAAAAGAAACATCAATTTACATTAAAGCAGCAGATATCCCAGAAGCATCCATCGGAGTCATTACTGTTCCTTGGATGGGTAGAGCAATCAAATATTCTGGCGAAAGAACTTATGTTGATTGGTCCATTCAAATTTATGAATCAAACAAACAACAAAGCGATCTTCGCAGATTGTTTGAAATCTGGATGGAAGCAATGGATAGCAGAGAAAGACACGATATTAATTACAGTGTTACTGCTTCTTGGTCAGTATGGTACAACGACATTGTTCAAGGTGAAACTCGTAATAATCCACAAGGATTTACAAGAGGAATTAAACTACGAAACTGCTTCCCAATCAATGTTGGTACACTCCAAATGGATTACGACTTGACAGATAGTTTTGCAGTATTCCCCGTAACTCTTGCATTCGATTACTGGGAACCACTTGGCGAACTTCAATAATAATTTTTGGAATAATTTTAAGAAAGTGATTTTTTATGGGATTAAAAGATTTGTTTGGATTTGCATTTAAAAAAGATGCAATGGATATGGATGTAGGGGAGGGCCTTTCAGGAGGCTCTCCCTCTACTTTATCCTTTATAGCACCAGAAAATTATGACGGAACTAATGTCCTCGAAACAGGAGGATTTATGAGTTCCGTTTATGATTTTGGTGGATCATTTGTCGATGAAAATTCATTGATAAATCAATATCGTTCGATGTCATTATATCCAGAAGTAGACATTGCTATTGAAGATATTGTAACAGAATCAATTGTTTTTGATTCAAAAGGTGATGCGATCAAATTAAATCTGGATTCTGTTGGTTTATCAGATAATATAAAATATAAGATTCAATCCGAATTTTCTAATATTTTAAAAATGTTAGATTTTAAAAATAAAGGTTATGAAATATTCAGAAGATGGTATATTGAAAGTAAATTATATTATCAATTAATAATCGACATGGATAGTCCAGAAAAAGGAATAATTGAATTAAGAGCAGTCGATCCAACAAAAATAAGAAAAGTAAGAAAAGTCGAAAAACAAATTAAAAATATTAATGGAATGCAAGTTCCAGTAATTAAAAAAGTAGATGAACATTACATCTATACAGAATTAGAAAATAATTCACTAACAGCAACAACTGCTGCAGGTATAAAAATAAGTCAGGATTCAATCACATATTGTAATTCTGGATACATGGATCAAACAACTAAAAAAGTTGTTGGATATCTACATAAGGCAATTCGTCCACTCAACATGCTTCGTCAGATTGAAGATGCGGTTGTAATTTATCGTATCTCTCGCGCACCAGAACGAAGAATATTTTATGTTGATGTCGGTAATCTGCCAAAACAAAAAGCAGAGCAATATTTAAAAGATTTGATGACCAGATATAGAAATAAATTAGTTTATGATTCTAATACTGGAGAAATAAAAGACACAAGAAATCATATGTCTATGTTAGAAGATTTCTGGTTGCCTAGAAGAGAAGGTGGAAGAGGAACTGAAATTTCTACTCTACCTGGAGGTCAAAATCTAGGTGAAATGGAAGATGTCGAATATCTCTTAAGAAAATTATATAGATCATTGAATGTTCCATTGACACGAATGGAAGTCCAAACTGGATTTAATTTAGGCAGAAGTAGTGAAATAACAAGAGATGAAGTTAAATTCTATAAATTTATAGAAAGATTAAGAAATAAATTTTCATTTTTATTCATGGATATTCTCAAAAAACAGTGTTTGCTTAAAGGAATAATGACGCTGGATGACTGGAATGAAATATATCATGATATAAGATTTGATTTCTCAAAAGATTCATATTTTACAGAATTAAAAGAAAATGAAATTTTACGAGAAAAAGTAGAAATGTTAACTGTATTAGCAACATACAGTGGAACATTATTCTCCAATAATTATATTCGTAAAAATATTCTGAAGCAAACCGATGAAGAAATTGCACAAATGGACAAAGAAATGCAAGAAGAAAGACAAGCACAATTAATGCAACAAATGCAAATGCAGCAAATGGGTTTGGAACCAGAACAAAAATAATATAAATAATAGTTAGGAGAATAAAAATGTCTAATACTAAAAATATTATCAATAATATAATGAAAGATAATTTGGTTGAAGCAAAAACACAAATCAATCAAGAATTAATCAAAAGAGTAGGTGCATTACTAGAATCAAAAATTGAATCAATTGCACCTAGCATGATTGCCATATCTGAAAAAGATGAAAGTTATGAAAAAAGTGAACGAAAGAAAAATGTCACTAGAAAAATGGCAATGGACAGAGAAGATGAAGAAGATAAAAAAGAAAAGAAAAATATAAAAGATGATGTCGAGCATGTTGTAGACATGAACGATGAATTATACGATGATGATTTTGAAGATTTTGTTGATCAAATACATGAAATTGTACAAGAAATAGAAAATGAAACAGGTGAAGAACTAACGGAAGAAGAAATTATCAGTTTGGGTAATGATTACCTTGCATTTTTAAATGAAGAAGATTTAGATGAAGAGAATTTAAAGGGAAATCAAGAAAAACTTGATGTAGCAGAACCCAAAGGCAAATTGACAGGTGCAGATTTTAAAAAATTAAGATCAAATAAAGGTAAATAAAAATGAAACTGATAACTGAAACCATCGAAGAAATTCAAACTATAGTTGAATCAAATGAAGCAGGATCAAAAAACTACTTCATTAAAGGTGTTATGATGGAGGCAGGAGTCGTTAACAGAAATAAAAGAATGTACAATGAAGGCATTCTTAAAAAAGAATGTAAACGATACATCAGTGAATATGTAAAGAAAAATAGAGCATTAGGCGAATTAAACCATCCTGCTGGACCAACTGTAAATCTAGATCGTGTATCCCATATGATTGTTGATCTTTCAGAAAGCGGAAATCAAATTCACGGAAAAGCAAAAATAATTGATACCCCAATGGGAAAAATTGTAAAGAGTTTAATCGATGAAGGAGCACAACTTGGTGTTTCTTCTAGAGGTATGGGATCTCTTAAGTCTCAAGGCGGGGTAAATATAGTACAAGACGACTTCACCTTGGCAGCAATTGATATTGTCGCAGATCCTTCCGCACCCAACGCATTCGTTAATGGAATACTTGAAGGTAAAGAATGGATCTGGGACAATGGATTTTTAGTTGAAAAGGAAATAGCAAAATACCAAAAGCAATTAAAAAATACATCTAAAAGAAAATTAGAAGAAAATGCAATTAAATTATTTTCTGATTTTTTAAGGAGAATTTGATGACAGAAAGACAACAAACAAGAATTATTCTTAAAGAGGTATTTGGAACATTGGCAGCAATTGGTGCTGCTGGTGCTGCTGCTGCTGGAATTCGTGGTGCAATAACAAGCAAAAGATTAAAAAGTTATGGCACAGCAAATCCACCAGCAAAACCTGCTGGTCTTTCTGGTAGAGTTGTTCAACAAATGAAAAATGCTTTTAATGCATTTGGGGAAAAACAACAAGAACATTTTATTAGTAAAATAGCAGGAATAGACACGGAAGTTCATTCTAGAATTGCCGCAAAATATAATCTTAAAGCAGCAGATTATGCAAAGGCAACTGCAGAACAAACTAGAAAAAATGATTTAATAAAAATGTTTAATGAACCAAATACAAGAACATTTTTATTACGAAATAATTTAGCAAGAGTTGATCAGAATAATAATTTGACAGGTCTTGAAAATATTGATATTGATGATATTACATCACTTAAACAAGCAGTTTCAAGAAACAATCCAAATGCTTATGTTCGATCGTCAAGAAGAAATCCAACAACTGTGCATGATATAATTTCTAGACCAACAACTTTGGAGGTGTTAGACACAACTAATCCAGAGGCAAGACAATATAGAGAAAAAATGTCCAGAACAATGATTACTCCGCAGGGAGAACAAAAAAGACAACAGGCAATACAAAGTATTAATACTTCTAGAGCAAATAGAGCAAATATGTCGTTGGCAATTAAAGCAGATAAAGCAGCAGAAAAAACATATCTTGCTACAGAAAGACAAAACAATAGAGCAATACCTGGTCTAAAGGGAAGATTGAAAAGTGCACTCACTATCGGAAAATCTGCATTATCTGCATTAGATCCATGGAATGCGTGAAACCAAAATTTAAATTAAACTATATAGAAATAGACAAAATTGGAGAATTTTATGGCAAACGAAAAAATGTATTCAGACTCTAAATTATACGATGATGGAAGCGGCAGAGGTGCTGTAATTAATCAACCACTATCTACCCCAGAATTAGCAATGAAAAATATGCAAACACTAAGACCAGGTGGTGCAGCATATGTCCAATTGCCTAATGGTGCACAAGTAGCACCAGCAATGAATGCTGAAGATTCAGAAGAAAATGAAGAAACTAATCTGACTGATGATGATTATCTTGCTAGTCTATTCAATGGAGAAAATCTTAGCGAAGAGTTCATGACAAAAGCAGCAACAATCTTTGAAGCAGCAATTAATGAAAAAGTTTCTATAATTGAAAAATCAATGATCGAAGCAGCAAAAGAAATAATTGAAGAACAAGTAAATCAAAAAACAGAATCACTCACAGAGCAACTTGATAATTATTTAAATTATGTGATTACCGAATGGATGGAAGAAAATAAAGTTGCTGTTGAACGAGGATTGAGAACAGAAATTGCAGAGCACTTCATGGTCGGCCTTAAAGAACTTCTAGATGAAACATTCATTGATGTTCCAGAAGAGAAATATGATATTCTTGATGAAATGACATCTGCTAATGAAGAACTCCAAACTCAACTAAACGAACAAATTAAGAAAAATATTGAATTGTCAAATGAGATAACTGCTCGTCTATGCACTGAAGCATTTTTCGAAATTTCTTCTGGTTTGACCGATACCGAAACCGAAAAATTAGCAACACTTGCTGAAGGAATTGAATTTGGTTCAGTAGATCAGTATAAAGATAAAGTCAAATTACTGAGGGAATCATATTTCAATAAAAAATCAACATCTAATTCATCAACACAACAAAATTTAGTTGAAGAAAATTTAAATCCAAAAGCAATCAATGAATCAGTTGATCCTACAATGACCTCGTTGGTCAATGCGATTGGAAGACTAAATAAAAATAGACAAAAATCTATACCAGTAGTTTCCGAATCAAGTAATGCTGGAAAACTATTAAATATGATTAATCCCAATATCGCAACAGATCAGTATATCTGAAAATATTCAATTTACTAAATATAAAAAGACTTTAAGGAGAGAAAAATGGATTTTAACGGTACAACCCCATATGACACACTAGTAGAAAAATGGTCACCAGTATTAGATCATGCTGAGATGGACCCAATCAACGATCTACACAAGAAAAGAGTAACTGCAGTTCTTCTTGAAAATCAAGTAAGAGCAATGCAAGAAGATAGAATGCAGCAAAATCTTTTCGAATCAGCACCAACCATGAATATGGGTGGATCCAGTTTTGTAAGTGCACAACTTGCAAATGCAGGAAATTTCGCTGGATATGATCCAATTCTAATTTCACTCGTTCGTCGCGCAATGCCAAATATCGTTGCATATGATATTGCTGGTGTTCAACCAATGAGTGCACCAACTGGTCTTATCTTTGCAATGCGCGCTAAGTATAATGGCATTAATGGTCCAGAAGCACTGTTTGATGAATCATGGCCAAAATTCTCAGGCGCATCAGGTTCTGCTGTAAATTCAGCTGCTGATATCGGTGTAACTGGTCTTCTCTCTGGTCATACACTTGGTGTTCAACCAATTGATGAATCAGCAAACCGCACTGATCTATTCAGTGATTTCCGCGCAATGCTAACAAGCACTGCTGAAAAACTTGGAGATGGTCAAAACTACTTCCGCGAAATGGCATTTAGCATTGAGAGAATTGCTGTCCAAGCACGCTCACGCGCTCTCAAGGCAGAATACACCACTGAACTTGCACAAGATCTCAAAGCAGTTCACGGTCTTGATGCTGAGTCAGAACTTGCCAATATTCTCTCAGTTGAAATCATGAATGAAATCAATCGCGAAATTCTTCGCGCAATGTACACTGTAGCAAAAACAGGTTCACAACAAACCGATCTTGCAACTAAGGGTGTATACGATCTTGTAGCAGATTCTGATGGTCGTTGGTCAGCAGAACGATTCCGTGGACTCATGTTCCAAATCGAACGCGAAGCAAATCAAATTGCTAAAGATTCTCGTAGAGGTCGTGGTAATTTCATTCTTTGCAGTGCAGATGTTGCATCAGCACTCGCAATGGGTGGATTCCTCAATCTCTCACCAGCACTCAATGTTCAAATGAATGTTGACGACACTGGAAATGTATTTGCTGGTGTTCTCAATGGCAAGTATAAAGTCTATATCGATCCATTCATCAAGAACAATGTAAATTTCGTAACTGTTGGATACAAGGGAACTTCACCATACGATGCTGGTATGTTCTACTGCCCATATGTTCCTCTACAAATGGTACGCGCAGTCGGTGAAAACACCTTCCAACCAAAGATTGGATTCAAGACTCGCTACGGCATGGTAGCAAATCCATTCGCACAAGGTCGTGATGCAATCACAACTGACACTGATGGACTTGTAGCAAACACAAATAGTTACTACAGACTGTTTGCAATCAAGAATCTACATGGCAACACTGGTAACTGAATAGTCTAAAAACTAATCGTAGAAACCCACAGGGAAACCTGTGGGTTTTCTTTTATAAATACTTGTATGCCTGAATCAAATTTTCAAACATATCAAGATATAATTGATAAACTTGGTCCAAACACACCAGGCAGTTTATATACAACAAATCCAGATCAACCAGTAAACACAAATTATCTAACAAATAATAAGTTTAAATTTATATTAAGTAGATGTCCAACAGTAACTTACTTTTGTCAAAGAGCAAATATTCCATCTTTGAGTTTTGGTATTTCTGTTCAAGGTCAACCTGGTGGAATTTCAATAAGAAGACCAGGAACTGCATACCAGTATGAAGATCTTCAAGTTAGTTTTATTGTGAATGAAGACCTAACAAATTGGTTAGAAATATACAAATGGATTAAAGATCTAGGAATATCATATGATTCAACTGTAGAAGTCATAGATGATATGCAAATGGTTGCAACTGGACTAATGCTCATAACGGATAGCACATATAAACCAATAATATCCGTCAGATACATGAATTTATTTCCAACTTTTTTGGGAGGAATAGATTTTGATTCAGCACTTCCAGATACAGATGCTGTAATAAGCACAGCAACTTTTACTTACACTCATTATGAAATTGACATTTTAAACAAACCTTAAATATTATGACTATTGATGAACTTAAAATACAAGTAGAACTAGATGTTTCTATTGACGCAAATCATTTAGACGAGGAATCAATTAAAATTCCACAAATACACAATAAGTATTTGTGTATTCTCATGGATGAAAAAATAGTCTATGAGAAATTGGAATCAAAATATAAAATTCTAAAAAGAGATAAATGGTTATATTACTCTGGAAAAATGAGCAAGGAAGAACTTAAAAAGAAATCCTGGGAACCATTCGATCTTGCTATTATCAAACAAGATATTGATCGTTTTCTAGAAAGTGATGAAGAAATTATCAATATTTCAAATAAATTATTTGTCCAAAAAGAAAAGATAAATTATCTAGAAAGTGTAGTTAAACTTATATCAAATAAGATTTGGAATATTCGTTCAACAATTGAATGGATAAAATTTACACAAGGATCATGAAATATGATCAAGATCAAAGATGTGGATTCTGTTTATATAGAAATTGATTGCGATAAATCAATTGCTAAAGAATTGAGTATGTTTTTCACATTCAATGTTCCAAATTCACAGCATAATCCAGCATTCAAAAAGAAAAAATGGGATGGAAAGATTAGATTATTTAATCTTCTTACTTCTAAAATATATAAAGGTTTGCTTCCATATGTTTTTTCTTTTGCCAATGAAAGACATTATAAAGTAGAATACGAATCTACATTACTTCGCGATGAACGAGAAATATCATTTCCAAAAGTATTTTCATCTGGAAAAGAAATAACTCCACACGATTATCAAAAAGAAGCAGTCACTCACGCATTACAAAATAAAAGATGTTTATTAATATCACCAACTGGATCTGGTAAAAGTTTAATAATTTACATGTTATTACTTGAGTTATTGAAAAGAACAAATAAAAAAATATTGATTGTAGTTCCAACTACTGGATTAGTAACTCAATTAAAATCAGATTTTGAAGATTATGCAAATGATAAAAATATATCAAAAGCAATTCATTTAATATATGCTGGACGAGATAAAGAAACAAATTGCAGGATTGTCATCTCAACATGGCAAAGTTTATATGATCAAAATGAACAATTCTTTGAGCAATTCGAATCAATAATAGGTGATGAATCACATTTATTTAAAGCAAAGTCGTTGATTAAAATAATGAATAAATTAAAACAATGTGATTATAGAATTGGAACAACTGGAACTTTAGATGGAACGCAAGTGCATAAACTTGTATTAGAAGGATTATTTGGCAAAGTGCATCAGGTAACATCAACCAAAGAACTAATCGATAGAGAGGTGTTAGCAAATTTAAATATTGATTGTTTGATATTAAAATATCCAGATGCGGATATAAATGAAATAAAAAGAGCAAAATATAAAGATGAATTGGAATGGATAGTTCTGAATAATAATAGAAATGAATTTATTTCAAATCTAGCAAATAGCATTAATGGGAATGTTCTTGTTTTATTTAATTTCGTAGAAAAACATGGAATTCCTTTGTATAACAATATACAAAAAAAATCAAAGAAGCAATGCTATTTGATTTGCGGTAAAACAGAGATTGAAGATAGAGAACAAATTCGCAAAATTGTAGATAAAAGCAATAATAGTGTTCTTGTTGCATCTTTTGGTACATGCAGCACAGGAATAAATATTAAAAATATTCATGCAATTATTTTTGCTTCACCATCAAAATCAGTTATTCGCGTACTTCAGTCAATAGGAAGAGGATTACGAAAATCAGAAACTAAAGATAAAGTTACAGTTTACGATATAGCAGATGATCTTAGTTGGAAAAAATATAGGAATCATGCTCTGAGACATCTGGATGAACGCACTACCATATATACTAATGAAGCATTTCAGTTTAATAAGATAAAAATTAAATTAGGAGTTTAAATGAATTTAAAAATATTCAAACTACGAAGTGGTGAAGAAATTATTTGTCAAGTTACTGAAGAAACTAAAACAAAATTTAAGATCTTAAATCCACTAGTATTCAAATCAACCACTTCATTTGATAATCATGGATCTTATGACATGACTGTGCTTCGTGATTGGTTGCAACACACTAAAGTAAAAACTATACTTTTACCAAAAAATCATATAGCATTGGAAATGGATCCAAATGATGACACAATTAAACTATATGAATTGCAATTGGAAACAGAGAAAAATGTAGCAGAAAAAATAGTAAGTCTGGATAATGACGATAGATCATCTGATCAGTCAATAAATCCAATGCATTTAATGCAAGATAATGAAAACTTATTAAATGATCTATTAAGTTCAATTTTTGCTGATATGACTGATATGACTTCAAAATCATTTGCAGATCCAAATGAACAGTTACCATTTCTTAGCAAAAGCAATTCAAAAAGAAAATTAAAACAAAAAAATCCAATGTCTAATCTTCCTTCTCCTGAAATGCATCCAGAAGAAATGGATAGACATGGAATTTATGTTACTATGATGATTCCTTCCGAATCGATTATGAATCTAATAACTGCTGGTCTTTTAAATCCAAAAGATTTACTCAAGATGATTAAGGAAGTCAAAAAGAAAAACAGATTCACTGGTGATGAATCTGATAGAGAAGATTTTGGTAATAAGCTTAGTGATTGGAATCCTGATCCAGATTCAAATGACTATAAGTAATAGTTATTGATGATCTAGGTTTTCTTCTCAATCCCACACAAATATTATACACATATTGTCAGTTTTCTGTCAAGAGTACATACATGATTTTTTTAAAAAAACTATATAAAGACTTGAAAGATTGTTTGAGTATGTTATACTTTGGTCATGAATAAAAAAGACGACAACGAAAACATAATTGAAGAAGAGATAAAAAGTGCAAAGCATTATATTAATAATGAAAAATTCTGTAAATCGATGACAGAATGGAAAAAACTCATAAAAGAATATGAGGAATCTGGTGAGGAGAAAAGAACACCTCTATCTGATTATATTGCTGAATGTTTTCTAAAAATAGCAGAACATCTATCCCATAGACCTAATTTCATTAACTATCCATTTAGAGAAGATATGATTGGTGATGGAGTAGAAAACTGTATTTTATATGCCCATAATTTTGATCCAGAAAAATCATCAAATCCGTTTTCTTATTTCACACAAATAATTTATTACGCATTTTTGCGTAGAATCGAAAAAGAGAAAAAACAAGCATATATCAAATACAAATCATTACAGATGAATGATTTTGATGGAAAAATAGTTGAGTGGTTAAAGTCACAACCAGATATTACTTCTTATTCAGATTTTTTATCTAAACATTTTGCTTTGACTGAAGCAGATATCGATAAGTTAGAACCAGAGAAGAAAAAGAAAAAGAGAAGGAAACGAAAGTGAAGATAGCATTCATCAATGATACTCATTTTGGTGTTAGAAATGACTCACCATTTTTCATTGAACATATTCTTAAATTTTTAGAAACTAAATTTATACCTTATTTGATTGATAACAATATCGATACAGTTATACATTTAGGTGATTTTTTTGATCGTAGAAAATATGTAAATTTTAATACTCTTTCTATGGTTAGAAAAAGATTTATTGAACCATTATCAAATAATAACATCAAGATATATCTTGCTTTAGGTAATCATGATACTTATTATAAGAATACAAATGAGATAAATTCAATAAAAGAATTATTTAACAATAGAGAAAATTTTATACTGATTGATTCACCGCAAGAAATCAAATTTGATGATGTATGTGTTTCTATTGTTCCGTGGATAACACAAGAAAATTATTCATCATCACTTAATTTTATTCAAAATTCCACTTGTAGAGTCATGTGTGGACATTTTGAAATTGTTGGATTTCAAGTAATGAGTGGAGTGAAGCACACTCATGGATTGACTATTAACGATTTTAATAAATTTGAAATGGTATTATCTGGTCATTTTCATCTAAAGCAACAAGATAAAAACATCTATTATCTTGGTTCTCAATACCAGATGAATTTTGGAGATGTAAATTCTAAAAAGGGATTTCATGTTTTGGATACAGAAACAATGGAATTAACTTTTGTTGAAAATGAAAATAATATATTTCATATTTTTAATTATGATGATTCAGACGAAAACGAAATTAAAAATATTGCAAAATTTATCTCCAAGAGTGATCTTCGTGGAAGTTTCGTTAGAGTCTTTATACGACAAAAAACAAAACAAGTTATATTTGATAAATTTCTAGATGCACTTTGGGAAAAAAACATACAGGATGTGTCTATAGTTGATGAAATGAATTTGAATTTAAATAATTCATCTGTTGCATTTGATGAATCACAAGATACACTCAGCATAATCAACAATGAAATTGATATGATTGAGCGAGATATTGATAAGTTAAAATTGAAAAATATTATAAAAGATCTTTACATGGAGAGTTTAAGTTTATGAATAAACTTGAAATTAAAATATCAGATAAATTTATTTTTAATAAAATTGAATCTAAAGTAGAACCTAAACCAGCTAAAAAAGATAAACAACCAGAACAAGTTAAAGTTGAGTTTAGATCAATGATTGTTCCTGAGAAAAAATTATGATTAAATTTGAAAAAGTCAGATTTAAAAATTTTGGATCATTTGGAAATGCAATGACTGAAATTGTATTAGATAAAAATAATACAACTTTGATCTGTGGTAATAATGGAAGTGGAAAGTCTTTTGCTTTCTTGGATTCTATTACTTTTGCTTTATTCGGTAAACCTTTTAGAAAAATAAATATTCCACAACTTGCAAACTCTATAAATGAAAAAAATTGCATAGTAGAAATTGAATTCTCTAAGGGATCTGATAAATTTATTGTTCGTCGTGGAATAAATCCAAGAATATTTGAAATTTATAAAAATAATGAATTGATCGATCAGGACGCAAAAAGTCTTGATTATCAGGAACTTCTTGAGAATCAAATTCTAAAGATGAACTATAAGACATTTACACAAGTTGTTATTCTTGGTAGTTCCTCGTTTGTTCCATTCATGCAATTGTCGGCAGCAGATCGTCGTGCTGTAATTGAGAATATTCTTGATATTAATATTTTTAGTACCATGAATATAGTACTGAAAGGAAAGATTCTTTCTTTAAAGGAAACAGTTAAGGAATTGAATTCCAAAATTGAACTTGAAAAAAGTAAGATAACAATTCAAAAAAATTATATTTCTACTCTTGAAAAGAAAAATTTAGAAGAAGATGAAGATGTTACTGGTAGAATCAAAGAGTTAAATGATAAGATTATTCATCATAAGAGTATTATGTATTCTGGTGGATATGATCAGATTTCATTAGAGTTGGACATACAAAATATTAAATCAAGTATAAATGGATGTCAAACTAAACTAAAGAAATATAATTCTATAATTTCAGAATTCAATGCAAATAAAAAGCAAAAACAACAAGATGTTGCTTTCTTTAAAGAAAATTGCAAATGCCCAACATGTAGTCAACCAATCGAAGAAAAAATAAAGAAAGAAAAGATTCTAACTACGAATTATGAAATTTCAAATATAGATGATGATATTGAAAGAGCAAATAATGCTGTTAAAGATAATACAAAACATATTGAATTACTTGAAATGAATCTTGAGAAGGTGATTGAATCTATTTCTTTTATAAAGGGTATTAATAGAGAGATTGAACTTCTTGAAAAGGAAATTAAAAGAATTCAATCGACTACAGAAAAATCAATTATCAAAAATAATATTGTCGATGAAAAAGAAAAATTAAAAATTCTTGAAGGTGGTTTAACTGCTCTTGAAAATGAAAAAATAATTCATTCAGAAGATTTAATGTATCATGAATTTGTAAATGAACTTCTTCGAGATGGTGGAGTTAAATCTAAAATTATTAAATATTATCTTCCATTTATGAATAAATTTATTAACAAATATTTGTCGTCTATGGACTTCTTTGTACAATTTCAACTTGATGAAGAATTTAATGAAGAAATTAAATCTCGTCACCGAGATGATTTTAGTTATATGAATTTCAGTGAAGGTGAAAAAATGAGAATAGATTTATCTTTACTTCTTGCATGGAGAGATGTTGCTAGACTTAAGAATAGTGTTAATTGCAATCTTCTTATTCTAGATGAAGTTTTCGATTCCTCATTGGATTCTGTTGGAATGGATGAACTAATGAAATTATTAAAATTGATTGGTGATAAAACAAATGTTTATGTTATCAGTCATAAATCTGATCAATTAGTTGACAAATTTTCAAATATTGTTTCCTTTGAGAAGAAAAATAATTTTAGTAAAATGATAAATATGTGATATGAGTAATTCTGATAATTTAAACTTTCGTGGTAAATTTAAAGAATATGATGTTGACGGAAAACCATATCTCTATAGAATTGGTGATGTTGTTGAATATAAAGGTAAAAAATATATTGCAACAAAAGCAACATCCACTACTGTTCCTGGTACAATTAGTGCAAAGGAAACTTGGCAAACAATATCTGGACCTGGTGGATCATTCTATATACAAGATACACCACCAATTGGTGCAGTTGAAGGAGATAGATGGTTTAGACCAACGCCATCTGTTATGTTTACTTTAATAAAACAAGAAACCAATTTGATTTGGGTTGAACTGTAAATTAATCATGTTATACTATAGGAGTAAAAATGAACAAAGATTATGATCGTGACAGAGAAAAGAATCGTAAGCGCAAAGAATTTAAACTTAAATCAATTGAGAAAAAAGAAAATGCTTCTCAAAAGAAAAAGATGAAACAGAATCTAAGAGAATATATGAACGGTCAATATGAATCTGATTTTACAGATGATAATTTTGAATGAGATTTAATTATGAAACCAGTGACTTTTTCGAAAAATACATTATCAATTCTTAAAAATTTTGCTAGTCTTAATTCAAATTTGCTGGTCAAACCAGGAAGTGTAATTAAGACCATTACACCTTCTAAAAATGGCATGGCAATTGCCAATGTAGAAGAGACATTCAATACGGAATTTGGAATTTGGGATTTGAATAAATTTCTAGGAGTTGTGAGTCTGTTTAATAATCCATCTTTTGATTTTGGTCAGAAAAGTATGAAAATCAAAAATGGTGGCAATGCTATTGTTAATTATTTTTACTCGGAACCAAGACTTCTATCTGTGCCTACAAAAGATGTAATAATGCCACAGGTTGATGTTAGTGCTGCTATGACAGAAAAACAATTTTCTGAACTGCAAAAAGCAGCATCTGTAATGCAATTGCCAGATTTATCATTTACATCTGATGCTGGATCAATAGTCGCAATGGTTTCCGATCTTTCTGATCCGACTAGTAACACATACAAGATTACAGTTGAGGATAAGTATAACGGTGTAGATTTTAAATTTAATTTTAAGATGGAAAATATTAAAATCCTTCCAGGAGATTATAAAATTAATTTTGCTAAGAATGTAGTTGGTGAGTTCATTAACAAGAATATTTCACTGACATATTGGTTTGCCATGGAAGCGAACACTTCAAAATATGGATCATAAGATGAAACCTGAAAACTTTCTGTGGGTTGAAAAGTATCGTCCGCAGACCATTGAAGAGTGTGTTCTCCCCATGTCGTTGAAGTCAACCTTCAACGACATGGTTGCTAAAGGAGAACCACAAAATTTACTTTTTTCTGGTACTGCTGGTGTTGGTAAGACAACTGTTGCTAAGGCATTGTGTAATCAGATGGATTCTGATTGGATATTGATTAATTGTTCAGAGGAAGGAAACATTGACACTCTACGAACAAAAATTCGGCAGTTTGCCAGTACTGTGTCTTTGAATGGTGATACGAGAAAGGTTGTGATTCTTGATGAATTTGACTATTCCAATGCTAATAGCATTCAACCTGCTTTGCGCGGTGCAATTGAAGAGTTTGCCAATAACTGTAGGTTTATTCTCACTTGCAACTATAAATCTAGAATTATTGAACCTATTCATTCTCGTTGTACTTGTATTGATTTTGTACTTCCATCTACAGAAAAACCTGCAATCGCAGCAAAAATGATGGAGAGATGCGTGTATATCCTCAACCAAGAGGGTATTAAATTTGATAAGAAGGTACTTGGTCAATTGATCATGAAGTACTTTCCAGATATGAGAAGAATTCTAAACGAACTCCAAAGGTATTCTTCGTCAGGTGTAATTGATGTTGGTATTCTATCAACAATTGCTGAAATTGAGATTAAGAATTTAATGACGGCAATGGCAAATAAAGACTTTGCTACAGTTCGTCGGTGGGCAGCACTGAATGCTGAGGGATCTCCCCAGGAGGTCTATAGGAAAATCTACGATGCTCTAGGAGACAATGTAGACAAGCAGAGCATTCCAGAAGCGATCATGATCCTGGCAGAGTCTCAATATCGTAGTGCATTTGTAGCAGACCAAGAAATTAACTTGGTTGCTTGTCTTGTTCAACTAATGATGTCTTTTGCGTTTAAATAAATATGTTATCTGATATATTAAATTCAATCAATCAGACTAAAGTTAATCTTATAGATTCTGAGAAAATTTCTGAAAAAGACTATGTTCCTTTTGTTGTAAATAAATGTTTGTCTTATTTTCCAGACACCATCTTTTATTCAAATCAGATGAATCGAATGTCATTTTTAGACAAGAAGATGCAGTATGATTACTATATACACAGTATCTCTAAGAGAAAGAGGTTTTCTAAATGGATAAAACCAGAGGAAAATAGCGACATTGAGATCATTAAGGAAGTATATGGATACTCCGACGCCCGTGCGCGGGAGGTTGTTGATCTAGTCCCTATGGATAAATTGAAAGATCTTGTTCAAAAAGGTGGTCAAAAAAGATAAAAATATAAATATTTTCTGTTAAAATGGAGTATATTATGACAGAAAATATTTTTGAGGGTTTGGGTGTCGAAATAAAATTAAATTCAGAGGAAGATTTTCTCAAAGTAAAGGAAACTTTGACTAGATTGGGAGTTTCTTCTAAAAAAGAAAATAAATTATATCAGAGTTGCCATATTCTGCATAAAAGAGGTAGATATGCAATTATGCATTTTAAAGAAATGTTTATTCTAGATGGACTAGAGAGTGATATATCAGAAGATGATGTTGCTAGAAGAAATACAATAGTTAAACTTCTAATAGAATGGGGATTAGTTTCTGCAGTTGATCCTAAAACTTATTCAACACCACAATTATCTCTAGCAAGATTAAAAATAATCTCACACAAAGACAAAGGTAATTGGGAATTGATACCTAAATACCATATAGGTAAGTGACATGAAAGGTATATATTATGGAAAAAATACAAGCAATTGGTGCACCGTTTTTAATAGAACATTCGTCTTGCTCTGATCTTAAACCTAAAACATTTGAATGGTCATCTGATGACCAACCAATTAAAGTTTTTATGGATAATTCTATCCTATCTGGTTGTGAATATGAGAAGAAAGCAGGAGAAACAAAAGTTGCCTGGATTTGTGAATCCAGAGCAATTTTTCATATGCAATCTATAGGAAGAGAGTCTTGGGAAAAAAATATAGAAGAATTGTGTAATTTTTACGATGCTATCTATACCTCAGAAAAATCTATGCTTTCTATACATCCGAAGATACAATTTGCTTTTGCTGGCAGCAATTTGCCTTGGGTGAAAAAAGAATTATCTGTTATTGAAAAATCAAAATTCTGTTCATTTGTTTCATCGTCTAAAAATTACACATACGGTCATAGACTCAGACATGCTGTATATGATACATTTAAAGATAATATCGATATTTTTGGAAATATCAAAACAAATAATACATCTGAGAAACATCTACTAGGTGATGATAAGTGGGATAAATCTAATGCACTTACTGATTATATGTTTTCATTTGTCGTTGAGAATGATAGATATGAAACATACTATACTGAAAAATTAACAGATTGCTTTAAGACAGGAACTATACCTGTTTATTGGGGAGCACCAGATATTGGCGATTATTTTGATATTGATGGAATGGTGATACTGACAAATAATTTTGATATAAGAACTCTTACTCCAGAATTATTTGAATCAAAAATTCCTGCTGCAATTAAAAATTATGAAAAAGTTATAAATCTAGAAATGGCAGATGATTATCTTTATAGGAAAATTAAAGAAATTGAGTCATGAATACCCAGATAGTTTCATTTTATTGTGATATTGATAATAGAACATATTACAGTGATCATGCTAGAAGATTACGAATAAATTGTAATGAGAATAATATTCCTCATGATATAAGACAATTGCAATCTCTTGGAGAATATAGATTAAATTGTCTGAGAAAACCAATATTTATTTACCAAATATTATTGGAAAAGAAAAAACCAATAGTATGGATGGATGTAGATTCACTCATCCATAGAGAGTTAAAAATATTTGATGAATTGCAAGATAAATGTGATATTGCTTTAGCATATCAAGGAATACCACCACATATTAATCCTCTTTTTGGAAAGGCATCTCCAATTTATCTTAATTATAATACTATTACTTTAGAATTTTTACAATCTTGGATGCATCACTGTGAAGAAAATGCAAATAATCCAGATGTAAAAGTATTTGACCATGAAATATTAATGAGTAAAGTTCTTCCTGAATTCTTGCCAAAAATGAAAATTGGAGCATTGCCAATAAATTATGCAATTTGGCCTGGAACAGAAATACCAGTTGGAATGGAAAAAATGATAACTATGGGTATTGCTGATGGTTCTTCTAAAGAAAAATCTTTACGAGAAATGGGATTCAATGAAAAGGATATTAAATTTAATTTAGTTGGGAAT